CTTATTTTTACCAGCATAAGGGCTTTTAGGATCGAATTTCATAACATATCCTATATTGTTGATGTGCCACTCTTTCGACCTACCATCACATTCATACCCACCAAGGGGATCTCCATACAGTTTCAATTTCCTGTAATGTTTAGAGCATAACCCCCATGCAACATCTTTGTTATTACAACCTTCAATCCTGCATTTACCTGACAAGGGGGTGTTTTGTTTCGGCCCCCCCGCCAGTGGGTCTCCATGTCTACGCCACCTATCATAATGGAAATTACACCAACCTCTGGACCGAGCAAGATTTTCACAGCCAGCTATTGAGCATTTTTGGGTTCGGTCGCAACGAATGGCCCTAAATTTTGGTCCACTCAATGGGTTGCCATACTTATGCAACCTGTCATTATGACAATAACAAAGACCATTTTTATACCGAGCCATTTTATTGCAACCATCTATCTTGCACGGAGTCATCATCAATCCCTTTTTACGAACTCGCTATTTTCAACGTCTTGATTGCTTCATACATAACGATCCCGCCGCCAACTCTCTTTGTGGTGTAGAAATTGACGTAGGGGGGGTTAGTGTAAGGATTTCGCAGGACCCGAATCCCAAACCGATCGACAATCAGATAACCGCGTTTGAAGTTCCCGAAGTAAGCGGGATAGTTCCCGGCTCCGATGTTCTCTATGTTGTCGTCAGTAACCACCGGATAACCCAGCAGGGTATTCGGAGCGCCCGCCTCAAGGCCCGGCCTCCAGATATAATCTCCCTCACCGTTTTTGAGCTTCCTGATCACGCCGTTTGTCGTGCGGTTAAATAGCCAAGAAGATCCGTTGAGGTAAACCGATTTAACGGCTGTCGTGAGGTCAATGAGTTTGTCCGCGTTATTCAGCAAAGAGGCATGCCCGCCGGCGATATACCCCATTTTACCCCATGCGTAGGAGGCATCAGCAACCTTCGTGTACGCATCAAGGCCCTTCGGCTCTGAGACACCGTCACCGTTGATAAAAGCATCGCCTTCCTCATCTGCGAACTCGATTGCAACCTCATTGCCAAGCCACGCCCCGATGTCGATAAAACTGTCATCAAGGAGTTTCTGGGTAGCGGCAGGCATCGCGTAAAGCTCTTTGGTGTTAATCGCGATTTCGACGAGGGACGGGGAATCGGTCTCTGAACGAGATTCCTTTTCTCCAACCCAACCCGAAGAAGCCCCGCCCTGGTTGACCAGTTTCTTGTATGTGTCGGTTCCGATGTTCATAACGGTAGCAAGGCCGCGCATTGCTGATACTGTAGCCGCAACACGGTCAATGGTCTTGTTCATTTCTTCCGGTACGGTGAACCCACCATCCGTGTCATCTAGGGTGGAAGCGCTGGCCTGTATCTGAAGGTCTTTCAGATCTCCTTCAACGCCCTTGCGGAACCAAGACTCAAAAGCTTTGGTATGTGCGGCCTTCGCCTGATCCACCTCGGAATTACCGCCGCCAAAAGCGCCACGTCCGGCAGCAGCTTCCAGAGCTTCAAGCTGAGTTTTCATATCAGCAATCTTTGAGATATCAGCGTTGATTCTTTCCACCTTCTCCGCAAGCAGCGGATCAGCATGGCCTTTCGCCTCAATTTCCTTGAGACGCTTGTCATTCTCGACTTTAAAGGTCTCAAAGGACGTGCCGAGGTCTTCAATTAAATCCCTTATTTCTACACTCATTTTATTTTCCTCCTGTTAAGTTAAGTTTTACTCGTTCTGTTATCGCTTGTATTTCCTCAACATCCCGCTGAGCGCCTTCCTTACGTCCCGCAAGAATGGCCTTTGCTTCTTTCTGAGAAAAGCCCACGTCCCGTAAGGCCCTCTCTTTTTCTCGTTCTGTTTTTTCGTCATCCGTTCCATAGCCGATCCCATCCGGCGCGTTGGCGTATATGGACAAGTCAAATTCAGCTTTGGCGCCATGCCCAGACTTTAAAACTTCATCGACAAAGCCTTTTTCCTTCATTGTTTTTGCGTTCATCCACGTTTCAGCGTCCATCATATCCCTGACTGCGCGTTTCCCAAGTTTCGTTTTCCCGGTATACGCATCAACCATGTTTTCGTCGACTTGCTCTAAGAGATCTGATACCTCGATAAGTTCCTTCCGGTTTCCTGCCGCAAGCACCCAAGAATTGTGAATCATCATCATTGTGTTTTGATATGCCTCGACTTTACGTCCACCCATCGCCAAGACAGAGGCAATTGACGCCGCGACACTTTCAATTCTGACCGTTACGCCGCCCGGATGTTGTGCAAAAGCGTTCAAGATTGCAATGCCATCAAAGACATCTCCACCCTGAGAGTTCAACCGGGCAAGAATCGGCGTATCTTTTATCTCGGCCATTGCTCTGACCAGCTCCCCCGCGTCGTTATAGGGCCATCCGATATAGTCATAAATAAAGATTTCAGCCTCTTCACCAGAAATGGCCTTGATGGTGTACCAATCAGACTTATCAAGGGGCTTTTTATAGGTTTCAGCGATAATCCTTGCGTTTAGTTCATTTCGATAGGAAAGTTTCATTTTGTGTCACCTCCTGCGGCCTTCGTGGTGCTTGTCCGGGTTTTGTAGATATCTCCGCCGACGTATGGGTTATAATCAAGCAGTTCCCGGCATTCGTTCGGATTAAATATCTCTTTGTCGATAGCCACGGCGAAAGAGTCCATTTGCTCCTTGAAGCTCCCCCTTTGGAGTCCTCGCGCCTCAAACTTTGCGTAATAGATTTTTTTCTCTGCTGGCGTTAAGAGGTCGCGGTATATGCCCTTTTCGATTTTGACTATCCACGGCATCAGGGCGTATGTGACGAAGTTAATGCCAAATTGTTCGGCGCTGGCGAATGTCGGTGTACTGTCGGCACCGGAAATTATTGTTAATGGCATGGCAAAAAATATGTCCATGATTGCCTTGCGCTGGTAGTTTCGCGTTTCAAGAAATTGTGAGTCTTCGGGGTTGATAGTGATAGCTTGCGCCTTCATCCCTTCTTGCAAGAGCATCATTCTGTGAGCTTTTCCAAGGCCGCTGTATGTTTCCGTGAGGGCATTTTTTAAGTTCGTGTGGCCTTCCGGTGATAGTTTTCCGGGGTGTTCGATAATCATCCCCGGATGTGTCCCGTTCCCAAAGTACCGCGATCCAAATTCTCCCGTAGCCTGAGCGAGTCCTATAGTTTCACGGATGTATTGTATCGGGTTGAGGCCCATAAACCCGTTAAGCACAAGGCCCCGCAGGTGCATAATTTCGGAGGCTGGGACATCGACGAGTGTCCCGTCAGGATATTTAAGCGTATAAGTAAGCCGGTATTTTTCATCTTGCTTAACTTCGTGAACCACGCCCGGCGCGAGGGGGATAAGTTCTTTTACTGGTCCAGTGAGGGACATTCCCCTATTTTTCAGAGCAAAATAATTACCCCTTAAATTCAAGTGAGAGATAATCATTCCGAAGTGTTCGTCAGAGGTCATCCACTCATTCGGCATATCGTGCAAAATGGAATAGAGACGAAAATCAACTGCCCTTTCCCTGATCTTGCCGTTTCTTTTCATCATATGGCACGGCAGCATTCCTATTGCCCGTTGAAGATCATTTACGCAGGCATACACGGTTTCCTGTTGCATGGCAGTGTCGCTATTGACGGAGACGCCAGACGATGTGCCGCCGCCCCCAAATGCAGAGAGGATCATCTTTTCAAGTTCTTGGGGGTGCATTGATTGAGGCCGTGCCATACGTGCGACTATTCCCATCCTAAGACCCCCTCACCCATTGACTCAACGGCTTCCTTGTATGCTGTGAAAGCCTTTCCCTCAGTATTAAAACATCCTAAGTGTTTAAGCCTACCGCCTATTCGCACTTCAGCACGCCATCTTTTCCTTGATTTTGCCCGACGAACTCCTGGATATTTTGATGCTCCGGCATAGTGCACTTTATTTTGGTTGTTCTGTCTCGGTGTAACGAGGCGTAAATTGTTTTTTTGATTATTTAATCCATTCCCATCGATATGGTCAACCATAAGCAGAATTCCCCTCTTTGTGTGCACACCACTTATGCTCATTCAAATTCATAAAGTCCTCGTCGTCTACCATTGCCACTTTTCCCTGAGTCAATTTAATTTCTTTCATATCTTCTCCTTGATATTCTCCTTTGTTATTTTGGG